GTACGAAAAATAGTGTTTGACAATAAACCTGAAACTAGTTATAATTTTGGATAAGAAAATGGAACTGAAAAGAGATTTAGTAAAATACATTCGAGATAAGGCGAAGTCGAAATACAAAAAAGGATGTGAGTGCGAGATTTGCGGAGACACTGTAAAGCTTGACTTTCACCACTATTATAGCCTAACTCGACTACTTGACAAATGGGTTAAAGAAAATAATGTAGAGCGTTATCTTGTAATGGAGTGGCGTGAAGAATTTATTGATGAACATGACGCAGAGTTGTATGAGTATACCGCCACGTTATGTCACAAGCATCATTTACAATTACACTCAATTTATGGAAAAGACCCACTGTTAAGCACTGCTAAAAAGCAAGAGCGCTGGGTAAAAATTCAAAGAGAAAAACATGGCTTGGTATGATAAAATCTTAGGAAGAACTCAAGAAGATTTAGAGGAGAAATTAAATCCTGCTCAATTTCACTTGGGTAAAGATATTGAATCTTCACGAGAGCATACTTTTAGCTACGAAAGAGCTTACGAAGAGATAGAAGTAGTCAATCGTGGTGTAAACATGATTGTAGATGACGTATCGGAAATTCCTACTTTAGTTTCAAGAGAAAACTCTTTTAGAGGAGTAGCTCCTGGAGTTAAAGCCTCTAAAGTAGAACAGTTACTTAATAAGTCTCCCAACCCTTACCAAGATATTAATAGTTTTAAACGTAATTTAATTACGGATTACTTAATTGATGGAAATATTTTTATCTACTTTGATGGGGCTCATATGTATCACTTACCTGCTGCAGACGTAAAAATCCATGCTAGTAAAGATACTTATGTAGAAAAGTATACTATGAAAGATACTACCTTTAGTCCTGATGAGATTATTCACGTTAAAGAGAACTCTTTTCACTCTATCTACCGAGGAGTACCTCGATTAAAGCCTGCATTACGTACTATGATAATCGTGAAGCAGATGAGAAGTTTTCAAGATAACTTTTTTAAGAATGGAGCAGTTCCAGGATTAGTATTAAAATCTCCGAACACTCTTTCAGAGAAAATCAAAGAAAGAATGATGGTTTCCTGGCAGGCAAGATATCGACCAGATGAAGGCGGAAGACGGCCTCTTATTCTAGATGGTGGTTTAGAGCTAGACAAGTTATCTAATGTAAATTTTAAAGAGTTAGATTTTCAAACTTCTATAGAAGAAAACGAAAAAATGATTCTAAAGGCGCTTGGAATACCTCCAATTATGTTAAACTCTGGTAATAACGCCAATATTCGCCCGAATATGCGAATGTACTATCTTGAGACTGTGCTTCCTATTGTTAGAAAAATGAACTATGCGCTCGAAAGATATTTTGGTTTTGAGTTAAAAGAGGATATTACAGAAATTCCTGCACTACAACCAGAGTTGAGAGATGCATCAGGTTATTATACGGCTCTAGTAAATGGAGGGATTATTACTCCCGCAGAAGCTAGAAAAGCTCTAGGATTTGACTTCCTAGATAATACAGAAGATATAAGAGTTCCTGCTAATATTGCAGGTTCTGCGGTCAACCCTGATGAGGGTGGCCGACCAGTAGAAACAGAAGGAGAAGAAGAGTAAATGTCTGTACGACAAAGAAAAAAAGCATTAGATACCGTATATACTCATTTTAAAGAGTTCGAATTACCTTTAGATATTGAGTACAAAAGCTATCAAACTATTATAGGTAGAAATGCCCTAAGTGCCCTGTCAGTAAGGAGACATTTTAGAGCATGGAAATATCTTCTTCATGCTCTTAAAGGAAGTCACCCCGATTTACTTACCAAATTACAAGAACCTGTAAAAGACACAGAATCTGTAATACCAAAACAAGACCCTTTAGCTTCATTAAGGGCAAGCACTACAGAGAAATAATATGGATAAAATCTTACATGTAGCCTCTACGTTCAAGTCTCATGAGAATGACGATGGTAGCGTAATGATACGAGGTATGGCAAGTACTAACCATTCTGACCGAGCAGGAGATGTAATCTCTGCTGAAGCTTGGGCAAAAGGTGGATTAGAAAACTTTAAAAATAACCCTGTAATTTTATTTAACCACGACTATGATAAACCAATTGGTCGCGCTACTGGAGTTAAAATCACAGACAATGGACTAGAGCTAGAAGCAAAAATTAGTAAATCTGCTCCTGCCGCAGTCTGTGAATTAGTTAAGGACGGTGTCCTTGGAGCCTTTTCCGTTGGTTTCAAAGTCAAGGATGCTGATTACATAAAAGAAACTGACGGATTAATGATTAAGGATGCTGAGTTGTTTGAAGTATCGGTTGTTTCGGTACCTTGCAATCAAGCAGCTACTTTTTCGCTAGCGAAGTCTTTTGACTCACAAGATGAGTACGAAGAATTCAAAAAAACTTTCACCAATCGTGTCGATCTACCTGGTCAGTCTCTGACCAAAGATGATTCAAAAGAATCAAACCTGGTTAGTGACGCACCTAAGCACGTAGAGCAATCTACAAATAAGGAGACGAAAATGTCGGAAGATAATACTCCCGCAATCGACTTGGAAGCATTTGCTAAGAAAGTAGCTGATGAAACTGCTGCTAAAATTGCAATGAAACAAGCCGAACAAAAAGCCGCTGATGAAGCGCAACAAAAAGCTACTGCTGACGCAGAAGCTGAAAAAGCCGCTCAAGAAGAGCAGGTTAAATCAACTATCCGTACTGGTATTGAAACTGGTGCAGAAAAACTCATGGCTGATGTAAAAGCAGACATGGAAAAAGCATCTGTAGATCAGTTAGCAGAAATTTCTGCTAAGTATGAAGCAGATTTAAAAGAAAAAGCAGAAGAGTTAGAAGCTATGCGTAATAGCAAAAAATCTTTCTCTGATCGTTCTGGTTCTGCTAAAGACTCTATCTCTAAATGGGGTAAAGAATTTATGCACAGTCATTTATTAGGTGTTATGACTGGTAAAGGCATGGACACTAAGTATTCTCGAGACTTGATGGAAAAAGCTGGTCTTGACTACGCAACTAATGCCGGTGGTATTGCACAAGAAGTTTCTAGTCAAATTGAGCGAGAAATCACTCTTGAGCTTAAATTAGCACAAGCTTTCCGCGAAATCACGATCAATTCTTCTACTCAAGTATTGCCAATTTTAGGTGACTCAGGTCTTGCTAAGTTTGGTGTTAATGCAGTAGGAGCTGGTAACTTGGATAACAATCCAGAAGTTACAAATAACCAATTCAATGCTAAGCAGGTAATCTTAAAAGCTACTCGATTAGTTTCTAGTACTTTTATGGATAACAATATTGACGAAGAAACTCTTGTTAATTTAATGCCTATGCTTATTGAAGGTGTTGCACGTGCACACGCTCGTTCAGTAGATAACGCTATTCTTAATGGTACTGCTGGCGGAGACGAAGGCTTTAACGGTCTTGAAGCTCTTGCAGGTAGTAACAAAGTGGACGCACTGGATCTGAACGCTGCCGGTACCTCTGACTTATCAGTAACATCAGTTGAATTTTTAAATGCTCGTAAGTTAATGGGTAAATATGGTATGGTTGCAGGTGATGTTGCTTATATCGTATCTCAAGCTCGCTACTATGATCTTATTGCTGATCCAGCTTTTGCTGATATCACTGATGTAGGTTCGGATCTTGCTACTAAGATTACTGGTCAAGTAGGTGCAATTTATGGTTCTCCTGTAATTGTATCAGATCAAGTTGAAGGCGATGGTTCTGATGAAGGTTCTGTTGGTTACGCAGTCAATGTTAAAAACCATGTAATTCCACGTTTACGCGGTGTTTCAGTTGAGCAAGACTACGAAGTAATGAATCAACGTAACGTAATTGTTGCTAGCCAGTCTCTTGGCTTCAATCAATTAGTTGCTAATAACGGTACTACTGATGTATCTGTTGTTAAACTGGTTCGTACTGATGCAGGTGCTTAATAGTATTATACTATTACTTAACTTCGGGGTGGTTCGCCACCCCCAAGTTTTTACTAATGGACTTATAAGATGGCAGACTTAATATCTTTAAATGACTACAAAGAACTCGAAGGGGTGACTAATACTCAGCACGATGCCCGTACTGAGCTTGTCATTGATTCTGTGAGTCAATTAGTAAAAACTTACTGTGGAAACAGTATTATAGATTTTTATAGTTCTAACAAAGTAGAGCCAGTTACTGTTAAATATAGTACTGATTTTATACAATTAACAGAAAGTCCTGTTAATACTATTGTATCTGTAAAAGAAAGAGATGACGTATCAAGTGCTTACACTACTCTTACTACTGCAGAATTCGAGCTAGAAAAAGATACAGACACACTTTACAGAATTTCTAGTGCTTCTACTAAGCATTGGCCACAAGGAATTAATGCAGTAGAGGTTACTTATACTGCAGGGTACACTACAACCCCTGCAGATTTAAAACTAGCGGTGGCAGACTTAGTAACTCACTATTTGAAAGGTGAGCATAAAGAACGTAGAACTATTAGTGGCGCCACTATACAAAATCAAAAAAGCGATATAGCCTTTCCCGATCATATTAAGAGAGTGCTAGATTTATATAAGACTTACTGATGAGCAGAGATAGTCAACTGAGGTTTCTAGAAAAGCTACACAAGGAACTTTCTATGGGCTCTAAAGAGTATAGAAGAAACGTTGCTAATTTTCAAACTCATACATTTAGTTTGAAAGGTAAAGAGCTTAATAAGGCAATAAGAGCTTTAATTGCAGCATACTTTCCTGATGCTGATAGATCAAAACAAGCTAAAGTAGTAAAAAGATGTCAGCCTGCTATGAATCGGTTCATAAAGTCAGTAGGCGAAAAGATAAAAAGAACCTCTAAAACTAGTGATGGCATACATAAAGTTAAAGTAACAAAAAGAACTGTAACAGCTACTTTTGATGCAACTGGAGGTAACAGGTACGAAAAAGTATATAATCAATATGCTCGTGGTGCAAATTATGTAAAAACTTTTACGGATGAAATCCTAGAGATATTTCAAGAAGAGTTCGGAGCTACACCAGGAAAAGAAGTAGACGGTAAATTAGTAGAACTAGAGTCCGGGGATGTATTCAACCTAGAGCACGCGCATGAAAGGGGTGCTCTTGAAAGTTTGGTAAGTGACTCTATTGATAATGCTGTAGCCAGCTCGGAAAAATTTTCGAAAAAAGATGTAAATAAATTTTTTGAAAAGAATGAAATAAAGTTAGAGGTAATAAGAGACACTTCTACTGATACAATGGAAGTATTTTTAGGGTCAAAAATAGTAAACTTAGAAGAGGCAGCACTTAGTAGCAAAGAGCTGCAAAAATTAAATAAAGCCTTAGAAAAAGCTATAGTAGCGTTAGAAACAAAAGGAAATAAATTAAGTTACTTAAAAGGATCTGCATCTTTTGCAGATGTAAAAGAAAGCCAAGGCGTAGAAAAGGTTCTAGGCTCTTTCAGAGGAAAAAAGAACCACACTGTTAGTAAAGCAGAGAAAATAGCTACAGGAAAGAGCAAGACAAATAAAAAAATAGAGGTAGGCAAAAATAAAGGTACCCCTATAAAAAAGAAGGGGTTGAAAAGAAGAGGGGCAAAACGCTCTACTAATTCTGCAGCTTCTGCACCTTTGCAGTTAATTGCTTCTTTGAATAAAAGACTTCCAGACGTAGTTAAAGAAAATATGAAACCCCCCGGTTTAGAGTATCAAACAGGGCGATTTGCCTCTAGTGTTAAAATTACGGATGTGATGACAACAAAACAAGGTTTTCCTAGCGTAGGGTACACATACGATAGAGAAAATTATGGGCAATTTGAAGCCTCCAGTGGAAGTAGGTTCGCAGATGCAGATAGAGACCCTAGAAAATTAATAGATAGTTCAATTAGAGAAATAGCCAGTAAAATGGCAATAGGCAGATTTTTTACCAGGAGAGTATAAATGGGCACAAGAAACTATACAACTAAGCGAAGTTCTATAGTTGGCTCGTTAGCAGAAGAACTAAAAAAGATTGATGGAACGGGCGACTTTTTGGTAAATTTATACGAAAATGTACACCCAAGACTACTTTTCTGGGATGAAGTTACCGACTTCCCAGCAGTTCATATAAATGCTGGTAATGAAACTAGAGAATATCAAGGTGGTGGGTATAAGGATAGATTCTTAAACCTTACACTTAGATGCTATGTAAACGAAGAGAATGCTCAAGAAGCTCTTTCAGCCTTATTAGAAGATGTTGAAACAGTTGTTGAAAATAACTCAAAATTAGAGTATAAAGATAAACTAAATGCTAAGCATTATACTCAACAAATCACAATTATTAGTATAGATACTGATGAAGGTGTACTAGAGCCTATGGGAGTGGCAGAAATGCAACTAGAGGTTCGATACTAGAAACAACTGACACGAACAAACGTTCACGATTAGTTCTTTCAAGAAATTCATAGGAGAAATAACTATGGCAGATCAATTATATTTTAGTCGCGACTCCAAGGTTTATGTAAACATTGGAAACGACCAATGGGAAATACCTGTTTTAGACGGGTTTTCTTTTTCACAAGCAACAAACAGCTCAGAGATTACACTGAGTGAGGCAGAGTCTACTAGCGGAGTAAGTAGACGAGGCCGACAAATGTTTAATGATTCTCTAGCTCCTGCAGAGTGGAGCTTTTCTACTTATATGAGACCCTTTGAGTCTGCTGGTGCTGGCTCTAATGAAAGTGGGCATCATCATGCAGTAGAGGAAGTATTATGGGCATTAATGGTAGGAAACGCTGCATATAGCGCTTCGTCTGCGGGTACCGGTAAAGCAACAGCTATTGATACTAAAGTAGTAGCAGCTGCTTTATCTGGTGGGGATAAAATAGGCTCAGATAAAAGTGGTACAATTACCGATGTCGAAACAGATGGCGGTGGTAATGGCATACATGTAACTGTTAGCTATACAGAGAGTAGTGGTGCATTTGATATTGCTCTTGCCTCCGAAGGTGGCTCAGGGTATGAAATAAATGACAAGATATTTGTGTCAAAGGAGCAAGTAGCTGCAGCTTTAGGAGTTGCTCTTAGTAAAGTAAACCAAGATATGGGAGCTGATATTCAAGCAATCGGGGCAACCTCAGGCACTACTTTTACTGGTTTTGCTAGAGATGGCGATGATTTAGATATTGACTTTGAAAACTCAAATAAAGCCACTTTAGGTACTGCAGATATTTATTTTGAATTAGGTGGAGCAAGCTCAGGTACTAAAGCAGTATATAAGCTTAGTAAATGTGTTGTAAACGAAGCCTCAATCGACTTTGATATAGAAGGTATTGCAACTATTAACTGGTCAGGTATGGGTAGTTTGATAGAGGAAGTAACTGCAGTGCCTTCAGGAGGCACAAGCAGAACAGAGCCGAATGCTTTAACTAATACTAATAACTACATAAGAAATCGATTAACTTCTTTAACTGCTACAGAGGCTTCTGCTAATGGTGGTACTACGTATGACTTAGTTTTAACAGGTGGTAATGTTACAGTAAGTAATAATATTACCTACTTAACCCCTGAGACTTTAGGAGAGGTAAACATTCCTCTGGGGCATGTAACAGGTACTAGAACTATTTCTGGTAGCTTTACTTGTTACTTAAATATGGAATCTAGTAGTAGTGCCGACTTGTTCGAAGATCTTATAGAAAATACTACTTTAGTTACTAACTCCCACAACCTTTTATTTAAGGTTGGAGGAACGGGAAGCCCTAGACTAGAAATGGCTATGCCAACATGTCACTTAGAGGTTCCTACACACTCTATTGAGGATATTATTTCTATAGAAACTAACTTTCACGCACTTCCATCGGGGTTCGAGAATGAAGACGAACTTACTTTAAAATATGTTGGAGCAAGTTTATCCTAAGTATTATTACTTGAGTTAATAAAGGGGCTTCGGCCCCTTTATTTGGATTTTTTTATGTCTACTTTTTTTCTTGATAAAAAGCTAAAAGTTTATTTGAAAACCTCTACACAGTGGTGGCAAATTCCTGTCAGCTCTAATCCTGAATTTAATCAAGAAGCAGAAATAGACGAAGTTAAGGTTTCTTCGTTGCCCCAAGAAAATGGTACACAAGTTTCTTCTACTTCATCTTCAAAAGCATTTAAAACTAACTTAGCCCCTGTTTCTATTTCTTTTTCTACTCAGATGAACCCCCATCAAAACAACGGTAATAAATCTTCCGAAGGAATACTGTGGGAATTTTTTACAGGTCAAAATGAAACAGAAGCAGGCGATTTAAATAATATATTTTCTTTAAAACCTACATACCCTACTTTTGATTTATATTTTATATATGATGGAGCTAGGGGTTATAAAGTAACTGGGTGTGTTTTAACAGCTGCCCAGGTGCAAATATCTATGAGTAATGTTGCAACAGTATCCTGGCAAGGATTAGGTCAAACTTTATCCCCAACTACCTGGACTCCTGTTACGGTACAGAATGCATCGGCCTTAAATACAAGCAATCAAATAATAAATAATTTAAGTACTTTATCCGTAGATTTACCCACAGGTGAGAACTCTAATCCTTTTAGTAGCGCTCCCAATGTTCCCTTAATCTCAGCAGAAATATCTTTATCTGTTCAGCATTCTCCAATTAGGCCAGACCTTTTAGGGCATATAAATAGTACTGTAGGGTTCTCTAGGGGGGATATTGTAGTACAAGGCAATTTTTCTGCTTATGTAGAGGGTACTACCGCAGGAACCTCTAAAGACTTTATAGAAGTTATACAGGAGGAAGCGTCTCCCTTACACTCTTTAAGTTTCAATATAGGAGGAACTGTGGCAGATAGATCCGTAACCATTAAAATTGATAATGCCTTCATTAAAAACCCAAGCTTGGCTACCTCCAGCGCTTTAACATTTTCTTGCGAATTTATCGGAACAGATTCAGCAGCAATTACTAATATTTCCAACAGTTCTGTAGCCAGAATAACCTACAACTAAAAAATATTTCTTGACTTTTTAACTCCTTTGAATTATACTATAGATTATAAAAATTAAACGTGGTCTTAGACCTAGTTCAAAGGGATAACTGTGGATATTTATCATCATTTAGAAAATACTAAAGTTTACATGAGACCATCTACAGGTACTAATGTATATGTGATAGATGTACTTCCTTCAGGTGCAAGTTTTTCACAAACATTTACCGAAAATACTTATGCACAAAAAACTTTATATAATCAGGCTGCTTTAGTAAAAGCAGGAACTATTAAAAAAGCAAACCCAGCTTCATTTAGTTTTTCTGTCCCTTTACTAAAAGAAAATGATTTTGATACTCCAATATTTAATATGTTAGTAGACCTGAATTCGGAAAATACCTTAAAAACTTTTGACATTTGGTTTATAGAAAGCACAAAAGCATTTTGTATAGAGAAGTGTATTTTCTCAGCAGGTAAATTCAATATAGAAAAAGGATCTATTATTTCATTAAGTCTAGAAGGTTCGGGTACTAAACTAACCTCTGCAGATAATGCAGGCACAGAAATAATAAATGGAGCTTCCGTAAACTTTTCAAATGTATCTAGTAGTAATATACCTACATTTGCTGCCGGTAATGTTCAAGCAAGAAATGCCAATAGAACTTTTCTTCCTTTGAATAAAGTACTATCATATAGAAGTAGTACTCTAGGACTGAGTGATGATGAGTATACTGCTGTTGCTTACTCCCAAGAAAATCTACTAAATGCATCCCTAGAACTACAAAATAACGTGGATTGGGTAAAGCACAAGACTGTACATGGTGGTATTTCTTCCTCAAATAGAGAAAATATAGAGTACCCCTCTACGTTCTCTTTGAAGGACAGGGTATTAGCGGGAAACTCAAAGTGGGCACTACCTACAGCTACTGCTTCTGAGGTTGCAACTAATTTTTCCAACACAAGTGCAGGAGGAGGAGCAAACCAGCACTTTTATGAAAATAGTGCTTGGACAACAGGAGCATTTAGCTCCATTTCTAATGTTGATTATGGTATTTTATTTTCTGCTTCAAGTGGTGTAAACGTAACTACGCGGGTAAGTCCAGGACCGTTTTATACTCTGGACATGGATTGGAGACTAGCAAGTAATGCTGTTTCTATCTCATCTTTATTAACTTATATAACAACAAGTGCCTAAGGAGGCAAATACATGCAACTTAAAAATTTAATTATCGATAGTAAATCAGCTTGGGTAGAATTTCCTGGCTTAAAAGGGTTTTCTGTAGAAGTAGTCAATCTATCTCGCAAAGAGCTTCAAAATCTTAGAAAACGCTGCACAACACAAAAACTAGATAGAAAAACCAGACAAATGGAAGAAGTTCTAGACGAAGAAAAATTTGTAGAATACTTCACAGAGTCCACAATTAAAAACTGGAAAGGACTTACTCTAGAACACTTGGAAACTTTAATTTTAATAGATACAACAGATCAAGCTTTAGATACAGAGCTTCCTTTTTCCGAAGATAATGCTCAGATCTTAGTAGCTCAATCAACAGAATTTGATAATTGGCTCAATGAGGTAGTCTTTGATCTAGATAATTTTCGTACTCCAACAGAAGGAGATATTTTGGAAACGTCTGACTAAATTTTTTAATGGAGTAGACAGTAAAATAACTGCTGAAAAATATTTTGAAATTTGCGAACAACTAGGACAGGAAGTAGATTGGAGTAGAGTTCCTATTTCTTGGAATGACCTACCGGAAGTTGCCCAAATAGCTATAAACATATTCAATATGTTAGGCGATAGAATAGTAGCCGATATTGGATATCTGGGAAAAGATTACACCAATCTTCCTTTGCTAATAGATACTTATGAAATAGACGATAAGGAGTTTTTCTTAGAGATAATAAACTGGTTAGACTCAAGAGCTATTGAACAATCCGCCGAATTTATGAAGCGAGAGCGTGAAAAGCTAAAGAGAAAAAAATAGTGGCTAAAGAAGTACAAATAAAGATTAAAGTCGATGATGACGGCACTTTATCAATGGTAGAAAAAGAGGCTCAAAAAGCCTCTCAAGCTACTGATAAGTTAGGTGCTTCTACAGATAAGGCAGGCCAAAAAAGAAGTAAATTTCATAAAGGAGAGAAAGGTGTAGCACAAGCTACAAGTAACTCTACTAAAGCATTTGCTAAACAAGCCCAAACTATTGGAGGTGGCAGCTCCGGGCTTGTTGGTGCATATGCTGTTCTTGCAGCTAATGTTTTTGCCCTTAGTGCAGCTTTTAACTTCTTTAAAAGAGCAGCAGACGTATCTAACTTAGAAAAAGGCCAGGTACAGTATGCCCAGAATACTGGTGTAGCGCTGTCTAGTGTAACTAGTAGGTTACGAGAGGCTGCGGATGGTATGCTTGGCTTCCAAGAAGCTGCCCAAGCAGCGGGTATTGGTTTAGCAAAAGGTTTCTCCCCCAAACAACTAGACGAGATGGCACTAGCCGCTAGAAAAGCCTCCACCGCTTTAGGTAGAGACTTTTCAGACTCTTTTGATAGGCTACTAAGGGGTGTATCTAAAGCAGAACCAGAACTACTTGATGAATTAGGTATTACTCTACGGCTTAAAACTGCAACCGAAAATTACGCTTCCTCTTTAGGGACTACCGCTGCTGCTTTAACAGATACTCAGCGCTCTCAGGCAATTTATGTAGAGACTATGAAACAAGCAAATGATTTGTTTGGTAGTGTGGAGCCTCAATCTAACGCATTTATAAAACTAGCAAAAACCTTTGAAGATTTAGCTAAAGCAGGTACTCAGGCGGTTTTGCCGTTTTTCGAGGGGTTTGCTAACCTGCTTTCTGGTAATGCTATTGCGGCTGTAACAGTGTTTGGTGCCATTGGAATAAGTATTCTTAAGATGATAATGCCGCTAGATACTATAAAAGATAAGTTTAAAGACTATGATGAAGGACAGAAAGAAGCACTAAAAAGTACTTCAGCCAATTTAGATGAAGTAAACCAGAAACTAAGAGCAACTGCCGACCAAGAAAAAAGGGCAGCAAAAATAGCAAAAAATGCAGCAAAAAGAACTGGTGTTAAATCAGGACTAATTGGAAAAGTTGCATCCGGCAAGAAAATGAGTTCCCAACAGATAGGGCAAACTCGTGC